GTTTCACTCTATCGACAACTGATCTAGACTCGATTCTTCGTTCCGCTTCTGTTCTTGGTAGTCCTCATGTTGCAGTAACATCCGATGGTTCTAAGATTTACGTTGCCCAACTTGATAGCAAAAATAGTTCTGCACACTCAAGTCAGATTGAAATTGCTAATGGTGATGGTAAAAAATATAACTTGATTTTTAAGACTGAAAATCTTCGTATGGTTCCAGGCAACTATGATGTGTTAATTTCTTTCAAGGGAATCGCACACTTCAAAAACAAAGACAAACCAATTCAATATTGGGTTGCAACTGAAGTAGGTTCTACTAGCCAGGCTTGATGTTTTATTTTTATATTATGAGGAACTATGAATCATTTAATTTGGGCGGAGAAGTATCGACCAGAAACCATTGACAAGTGTATTCTTCCTGAGAGGCTGAAGAAGCCTTTTCAGGAATATGTCAACTCTGGGAATATTCCACACCTTCTTCTGCATGGCGGTGCAGGTGTTGGAAAAACAACTGTAGCTAAAGCAATGGATCTGATGAGTCTGGCATCGATGTTTTTCGTACTAAGATCAAAGACTTTGCATCATCAGTTTCGTTTACTGGTGGTCGCAAAGTCATCATCATCGATGAAGCAGACTATTTGAATCCCAATTCGACTCAGCCTGCACTTCGTAATGCAATGGAAGAGTTTGCAGGCAACTGTTCTTTCATCTTTACTTGCAACTTCAAGAATCGTATTATTGATCCTTTGCACTCTCGTTGTGCAGTTGTAGACTTCACTCTAAAATCTGAAGAAAAAGTTCAGATGGCGAGCCTATTCTTCAAGAGGGTTCATCAAATTTTAGAGATGGAAAATGTCGAGTTTGATGCAAAGGTTCTAGCTGAAGTAGTCAAGAAACATTTTCCAGATTTTCGTAGAACGATCAATGAACTTCAACGGTATTCTAAGTTCGGTAAAATCGACACTGGGATCCTATCTCAAGTCGGTGATGTATCTATCACAGAGATCGTAAAAGCACTCAAAGAAAAAGACTTCGGTGCTATTCGTAAATGGGTAGCATCGAATGATGTTGATCCAGCGACTCTGTATAGAAAAATCTATGATAGTCTCTACGATATTTTACAACCTCAAAGCATTCCTCAAGCGGTAATTATTCTTGCAGATTACCAGTACAAACAAGCATTCGTTGCTGATACACAGATCAATACTGTTGCTTGTCTGACTGAACTTATGGTAAGTCTTGAATTCAAATGATTGTCAATACAGTCTTTGGAGAAGAGAAGGTAATAACTAAGACTTGCGTGTACTGCAAGCAAGAAAAACCTCTGTTTGACTTTCCAAAACACTCAGGACGTAAAGATAATTATGATTCGCGGTGTCGTTTGTGTATCAAAGATCGACATAGAGATGTATCCATATTAAAAAAGAAAGCTAGACCAATGCCACAATTTTGTGAATGTTGTGGTAAAAAGCCTGGCGAAACAAGTAGATCGAGGTTGACAAAATTGGTCTTAGACCATGACCCGTCTACTAAACAGTTTCGTGGTTGGTTGTGTGAAGATTGTAATCTTGCGATAGGATGTTTGGGAGATAACATAGAGGGTTTGAACAGAGCATTGGAATATTTGAAGAGATCATTATGAATCCTTTTGATTACGTAAACGAAATTCTTGTAGGAAAAAAGAATCTCATTATTGATGACTATACAGAGAAGTCTTATGAACCGTTTCTAGTGAATCGTGCTCTTTCCTATCATTTTGATTGCATCATGTTTGCAAATGAGATGAATCGGCGCCCATTTGTAGACAAAAAACTGCAAAATGATTTTTTAATAAATACAGTGAGGTCGAGAAAAAGACCTTTCAATAAGTGGGTTAAGGCTGAAAAAAGTGAAGACATAGCATGTATCAAGACTTTCTATGGTCTATCAACTGAAAAAGCACAAGAAGTCCTAAGTCTGCTTACTGAAGAGCAATTACAACAATTAAAAGAAAAAACCGCGGAAGGCGGGCTGGGGACGTAGCATGGTAGACTTAGCAACTTTTGTAGAAGTAACTCTCAATGAGCAAGACGATTTTCTTAAAGTTAGAGAAACTTTAACCAGAATTGGTGTGTCTTCGCGGAAAGAAAAGACGCTATATCAATCTTGTCATATCTTACACAAGAGAGGGCAATATTACATCGTTCACTTCAAGGAACTCTTTTCTTTGGATGGAAAACCTGCTAATATATCTGACAATGATATCGAACGCAGAAACGCAATCGCTAAACTTTTAGAAGAATGGGGTCTTGTTAAAATCGTCAACCCTTCTATCATGGAAGGAAAAATGGCACCGCTACACCAGATCAAGATCATTTCTTATAAAGAAAAAGATGATTGGGAACTTGTAAGTAAATATAACATTGGAAAAAAGACATTAAGTTGAAGGTGAAAAATGAAGAAGGTGGAAGAAAAAATCACCAAACTGAAGAACATCTACACTGGTGAAATTGTTTGCACTAGCAGTCTTTTCGAAAAAAGACAGGACAACTCTTACACTTTTATCACAGTATTCAAAGAAGAAAATCCACAAAGAAAATATTTGGTAAATGAGGAAGCATTCGTTCCTTTGACTAAATAAGAATATTCCTCGGGATGGGAACAGGCTGGCACCCTGTAAATCTGCCACCAAAGCCTTCGGGGTTGGTTTACTTTAACTTGCTTAATTAAGGAGAAAAAAATGGGTAATGATTTATCACTTGGTCGTATTTCTTTTGGTCCTCTTGTTCCTTCAACTGTCGGGTTTGATCGTCTGTTTAATGCATTCGAAAACTTGGCTCATGAAAAACTTCCTTCACATACCTTTCCTCCTCATAATATCGTAAAAGAAAGTGACAACAAATATCTCGTCGAACTTGCAGTCGCAGGTTTTTCACAAGATGAAATTGATATTGAGGTTGTAAAGGGTGTTCTCACAATCACAGGAAAGAAAGTGGATAAGAATGATAATCGTTCTTATTTGCATCACGGCATCGGCTATCGCTCTTTCAAGAAAACTGTGCAGATGGCAGACACGGTTAGAGTCAATGGAGCGAGCCTAGAGCACGGAATTCTAACGGTTGAGCTAGAGAACATCATCCCAGAAGAAAGCCTCCCAAAACGCATTCCTATTGTTGCTAAAAAACAACAACTTCTACAGGAATAACTCTTGACAGGAACCCCTTTCCATGTTAGTATAATATGGAAAGGGGAATTACATTATGAAAATAGCACTCGCATCTGATATACACTTAGAGTTCGGTTCAATCTCATTGAAAAATGAAGAGTCGGCTGATGTTCTAGTTTTATCTGGTGATATCTGTGTTGCAAAACGATTCGAAGAAATCGAAGAAGTGTTTTTTGAAGAATGTTCTAAACAATTTTCAAATGTAATTTATATCATGGGTAATCATGAGCATTATGGAGGGGATCTTCGAGCAAGTAAAACCATATTGACAGTGAAGTTGAAGCGATTTGAAAATATTTTTCTTCTTGAGAAAGAATCGAAAGTCATAGATGATGTTACTTTCGTATGTGGCACTTTATGGACCGATATGAATCGTAATGATCCATCTACTCTGTTTCATGTCAAACAAGTTATGAATGACTTTAGAACTATTCGCAATGGGCAAAATAAAGTTCTTACTCCAGAATTTGTTTATGAAGAGCATAAAAATACTTTAGATTATATTCATGATGCAACTACAGATACGACAAAAAAATATGTTGTCATTGGGCACCATGCCCCTTCAAAACTGTCTGTCAAACCAAAATATAGAGATGATGTTTTAACTAACGGAGCTTATTCTAGCGATCTCTCTGAATTTATTTTAGATCACCCACAAATTAAATTGTGGACACATGGTCACACTCATGATGAATTTGATTATATGATTGGAGAAACTAGAATCGTATGTAATCCTCGCGGCTACATTGGTTATGAATCAAGAGCAGATAGTTTTAAATTAAAATACTACACACTATAAAGGATAAAAATGAAAACCTCGGTAACATTAAAAAATCTTGAGAGTGCTTTAGCTGGCGAATCTATGGCACATATCAAGTATCGTTATTTTGCCAGAATCGCTCGGGCTGAAGGATTCGAAGATGTAGCAAAACACTTCGAACACACCGCAGATCAAGAAATCAAACATGCATGGGGACACCTTGAATTGTTGATCGGCAAACCATCAACTAAAGAGTGCCTAGAAAAAGCAATTGCTGGCGAGACTTATGAGTACACAGAAATGTATCCTCAGTTCGAAGCTATTGCAATGACTGAAGGCGATATCGAATCTTCAAAAGAATTTCAAGGTCAGACTCAAGAATCTAAAGAACATGCGCGTGAATTTATCGAACTTCTAGAGAAAGCAGAAAAGCGTTTTCATGCTTTGAAGAAAGTTGAAGAGCGCCATGCGAATGCATATAAACAAGTATTGGAGGCTCTATGAAACCAGATTACGTTTGTGTAGTGTGTGGGCATGTGCATGATGAAGCAACAGAAGGTAAATGGGAAGAATTGCTGGATGACTTCACTTGCCCTGAGTGTGGTGTAGGTAAAGATGAATATGAGGCACTGTGAAAGAAAAATTTCGTAATGCATACATGAAGGTCGCTGAGACCTTTGCTGAGTTGTCGAGTGCTCGGCGTCTTCATGTTGGTGCGATTATTGTAAAAGATGATCGCATCATCTCTATTGGCTACAATGGTATGCCTTCAGGTTGGAATAATGATTGTGAAGATGAAATCATTGA